TTTTCTACATTCCAATAAGTGCTCTGGACAGAATAATCTGGTACACTACCATCAGTAACGTAATTAGGAGCATCCCACAGAATACGATTATTGGGTTGTGCTGCATAGTTTCCACTATCCAACGCAAGTATATGCGCACATTTATGTTCTTGAGGAATTTCAGAATGCTCTGTATCCAAAATATTACTTTCTGGATGTCCCCAATCAATGGTGAATAAATATTCTCCTGGATAATCTTTCTTATCTTTTCCAAAATACTTTCCTCGTTTTCCTCTTAAAAAACTAAAACAGTGTACACTAGGATAATAACTAAAGCAATTCCATAATTGCACTTGATCTATAGCAGGTGGTTCTACATCTTTTACTTCAAATTTTTCTTGAAAAAAAGCAGAGATAGGTAATCTCCAAAAACACGCACCATTAGGCAGCATGATATGAAATAATAATGCTCTATCTGTTATAGATGCAAAACCAAAAATGCAGCAGTCTTCGCTTTCACCATGGTGTTCTTTTAAATCATATAAATATTCTTTTCTAACTTTACAATAAATTGGTGGTATGTCTGCGTTTAAGTATGCCATTATTTGTAGTCCCTTTCTTTTATCATTTCTAAGTAATGTATTGCTTTATCTATATCTTTTATGCCACCCTTTTCTGAGTGCCTACATATGTATTTTATAGCGTTGCCTTCTGCAAAAAGTATTTTGTTTTTATTTATAAATTGTGCAGGCTGTATTTCCATATACATATAGTGTGATCCTTCTACTTGTTTTAAATATGGATCTTCTTGTTCTGGCGTGTCATCAGACATTCTATTTTTTTTCATATCTTAAACTCCTTAGATTTATTATTTGCTTTAATTAAATATAAATTTTTGGCACACCTAGTTACCCCAACATACCAAACTCTATACTCTTCATCTTGTTTCTCAGGAGATTTTTGTGCACCTTTCATAGTGTTAGTTGTTTGATTTAAAAATAAAACAACGTTAGTAGCTTCTCCTCCCTTAGCTCCATGTATTGTAGATAGTTTTATTCTTGGAGTTTCTGTTAAGTCTTCTCCATTATTTAACATAGCATCCATGTAATCAATTTGACTAGGTGCAACTTTAGTAAAAGCTTTTTGCCAAGTTAATGTAATGTCCACTTCACTCATTCTCTCTAACACTCTTTGTGACTGTACTTCGGGAACTTCTTCTTCATTTCTCATTTTATTCCACACTTGAATATCTTCGTATAAAGATTTTCCAATACTATTTCCTTGAGCTGTTTGAAAAAAATGTCCTTGACGTTTTAATATAGGCATTAAAGGTTTTAGTAATGAATTAGTTCTTGTTAATATTAGCCAATCTCCTTGAGATAAATCTACATCAGTCAATTTAAATCTTTCAATTACTTCACCACGTTCTTCTTTTGGTAAATAATCTTTTTGAATCCGATTGATACCTACTCGAGTAATAATATCTAAAGCTTTGGTTTGTATATCTATAGGAACTCTTTGAGATTTAGTTAATCTGACTTCAATTCCTTTCCAAGTTTGAAAAGATCTTACATCCGCTCCAGCCCAACCAAAAATAGCTTGGTCATCATCTCCTGCAATCCAAACTATTGCATTAGTATCTCGTGTTATTTTATCTAACATACTCCACTGCAGCTTAGATAAATCTTGAGCTTCATCTACAATAACTACTTGAAATTTTTTAATGTTTTCTAATTTTAAAAATCTTTCGATCATGTCATTAAAATCTATTAGACCATATGTTTTTTTAAAACTTTCAATTTCTTTTGCAATGGCATCTAATTTAAATCTTTCTACCCAAGTTAAATGTTCATTACGATCAAACTGTTCAATAGGAGTAATCTCTCTAACTCTAGCTAAGTTAATTAAACTTAAATACTCACTGTCAGATGAAAATATTCCATTCCATTGGTTTGCTTCATGGCTAGCATATTTAATTTGAATACCAGATGTCTCACCTATCTTTTTATAATGTTCTTCTTGCATTACATTCTCTTCTTTTAAACCTAGTTGATTAAAAGCAAATGAATGCATCGTTTGAAAATAAGGTAAATCTTTTTTTGTAAGATGTGTATTTACTTTTAAAAACCTATCTCTAGCTTCGTTTGCGGCTTTTCTAGTAAAAGCAAAATAGCCTATATTTTCTAAAGCAATTCCTTCGTCCACATATTTCTGTACTGTCTGTAATAAATTTCTTGTTTTCCCCGTACCTGGAGGACCTATAACTTTATATTTTTTCATTAGTAGTTACTCTCTTTTCTCTCCACAGGTTTATATGCTATCTTGTCTACGTGGAGTTGTAGACTACGACAGACTTTTTCTGTTTTGCCATCGATGTTTAAAGAAAAATTAAATTCTACTTTACAATCTTTCTCTAATTGTCTTGCAATTCTTTCCTGTGGTATTTTCCAATTATTACCAAGGTGTTCAATAAATGAATTAAATTTAAAGTGATGGTGTCCTTTATCTGTGTAGCATGCACCATTCTTAATTTGATTTCTTTGTTTAGCTTGTGGTCCATTAATACAATATTGATACAACTCATCTTTTAATCTATCTCCTATTTGTGTTCCTTGAGGAGGACTAATAGTTTCACAACCAGGCCCACGCCATTCATTTAACTTAGCTCTATAATCTTTTGGTTTTAGTGGTTCAAAATAAATACCTGTCTGTTCCCATATTAAATTTAAAACTTCTTTTTGTGTAGTCATAAGTTTTGTATTGGGTATCACAACCTCAAGTTTATCGTCGTTTGGCATAATAACTTGAAACCTGTATTCAGGTTCTTGGTATTTAATTATCTGAAAATTTGTAACATCTGGAAATGCTGAAACACCGTCTGAAGCTATTCCAAAAGGTTTGGAGTAACACAGACTACGCATACATTTATCTTTAATAGGTTCTTCATAACAAGTATGCCCTGCAGTATCTCCCTTCCATGCTTTTATTTTTAAATCTAAATGAGATTTATCCCACGGAGTTTCAAGATATTTTATATTTGCAGCCATGACTTGGTCAGGCCATTTATCTTTGTATTTTTTCTTAGCAAAAACCATATAATTATACATAAACCTGTCTCGGCCATCTTCTAATTTAGACTTAGAACACAAAGCTAGACATGGTGGACCATCTTCAAACTCTGGGTCAGTTCCCATTAATATATTTGCATGGGTGCTTTCAACTAATGTATGTAAATCTTTTTTAGCAACCTGTGATTTAAGTGCTACTTCTATAAATTCTTTTAGAGATAATTTGTTGGCGTCTTTGTCTATTGCATATCGTGAAGACTCACCATTATTGTAGTAAGGTAAGTTAATAAAGTTTCCTGGTTTTATGTCTCCTTTTTCGTCTTCCTTTAATTCTTTCTGTTTAGGAAAAATTTCAGTGGTAGGTTTCAACCCCAATGGGAGGAGAAAAGCTTTTAAAGCATCTATTAAATCTATTGCAGGTATAGCTTCTTTTAAAAAAATATAACAATGCAGTCCGCCGCTTTTTGATAGTATAGGTATTAAAGGTAATTTAAATTGTTGAAATAAAGATAGATATTTATCTACTTTAAAATTTCCATAGTTTGGTGGATCTATATCAATGCAACCAAACTGTGCTGTTTTATTTAATCTACAAGGTTGTACACCAACAGATATTTTACCCTGCAGGTGATCTTTGTAGTCATTGATAGTAAGAGGTCTTCCAGCCCATTCATAGCTAGGTTTTATTTTATTTTTACCAACATCTAGTTCGGTTCTTGACATATCTGCAATGCCAAAATCTCCACCATAGCCAGTAAACAGCTTTATAAATTCATTTTCCATAACGATCCCGGGTCGGGACAGCTTCACGCTAGCTCCACTGCCCCTATCCTCTTTCGAAGAATTTAGTAGTTAGATTCTACTTTGTTATTTTCAACTGAAGCTGCAGCTACATTACTTTTTTGTAGGGCAGAATTAAATTCTACTGCCATACTAAAAATTTCTGCGTTATCAACTGGTTTAACTAAATTAACCGTCATCCCATGCCAAGTGAAATTACCAGAATTTTCTACAGATTTAATTTGATAAATCCTAGAGAACGCTGGAGCGGGTATAGACTTACCTGTGTCTACAGCAATGATAAATTCATTATCCATCAATGAGTTCCAACCCCTACTAGTTTTTAACTGTGTAGTTTTCAAAGACATCAAAGCCTTTTCTGGTTTGTCACCTATGATAATAACAAAATGATTTGCCGTTTTGATAATTTCATTACCATTAGACAATACATCTTTAGTACCATTCTTAGTAGTTTGAGCCATAACTTCCGGCCCTCTATCAGGGTGTACTGGTCTACCTTCACTTTTATCAAAGGGTGCCCACTCTGGATATGTCATTTTGTAGAAACAAGGTATTACATTAATACCTTTCTCTCCACTATACAGTTTTTTAGTAACTGTATTGTAAAACATTCCGGCTTCT